TCCAACCGCGCCGTGCAAATGGTTTCCCCGATGGTGGTAGCCCTGCTGGAACAGACAGGACTGATGGAAAGGAGCGTACCATGCTTAGACCTATTCCCCGCGCTCTTTTAACTGATTCCCTGACCCTCAAGGTCTGCACCGGCGTTGATGCCTGGCAGAACCCTACACAGGAAGAGTACGCAGTTTCCGCCGTTCACCTGCAGGACTCCAACGCGGTGAAAAAGACCGCAAACAATACCGAGGTTGTCCTTCGCGGCGTTCTCTTTGTCGATTCCCGCAGATCACTCCCCTCGCTGGATTACCGCGCTTTGTGTGAGCTGTCGGAGTCTAACGGGAAACCGCTCCGCGCCGTGGTAACCTCCGCGGATGGAAGCGTGACCGATTTCGAAGTTGTTTCCGTTGATTGTGTGCCGGATGTACCCTCGACACGCACCCATCATGTGGAACTGGGGTTGGTGTAATGGGCTTCTCGATCAAAACCGACAAAGCGAAATGGCGGGCAGCCGTCAACCTGGCAGCGGATAAGGCGGCGGAAGCTCTTGCCGAGCAGATGATGCAGGACTCCCTGCAGATCATTCCGAAGCAAGAGGGATCCTTACGGGATTCCGGACGAATCGAAAAGACCGAGGGCGGCGGGCGTGCGCTCGTGTGGAAAACCGTCTACGCCCCGTATCAATGGTTTGGCGAAAGAATTGACGGTTCTCACAAAGTCCGCAACTATTCCACACCCGGAACGGGGAAAATGTGGGTGGAGCAAGCGCGAACCCAAAACGCCGAAAACTGGCGGACGGTAGCACAGAACGCGATCAACAAATCAATGAAGGAGTGACACTTTGAGAGCTGAGATTGTAGAAGTTTTAAAAGGCATCATTGCCGAGCAGGTCAGTGCGCCGGTAGTGATCGGGTCACTGCTTCCGGACAGAAGTTTTTCTGTCAGCTTTGCGGGCGGGGCTCCTGCCGCGGCATACTGGACCTTAAACACGGACGAAGATATGCCGATCACCTTCAACGGGAAAGGACCGAATCAGCAGGATTTAGCGGTTCAGATGGAACAGGTACACCGTTCCCTCACCACCAACAAAAACCTGCCCACGGGCGAAAATTGGCAAATCTATGCAATCACTACAACCTCCGCCCCACAGCTGATCGGGCGCGAGGAAAACGGAAACTGGATTTTCGGGTCCTCTTTCCGTGTTAGATTTTTCGCGAAAGGAGCGAATTAGACCATGGCAACTACCAACTTTTTGCTGGTCAACCATACGATTCAGGTAGAGATCGACACCACCCCCACCGCAGCGCAGCCCACTTGGGTCGCTTTCGGCGATGGCATCGAAAATCTGACCGAGGCACTGAATGAGGTTGTGCAGCAATATTTCTTTTTCTCCGGCGGCGGCTTTGCGCAGAACTATGTCACCGGCATGGCTCCCGCTTACACCGTGACCGGTCACCGCATTGTCGGCGATCCCGCCCTTGACTGGATTTTCTCCCCCGAGCGCAAGTTCGGACTGATGACCCAGAGAAACACCCAGCTCCGCCTAAGTGTTGCACAGGCAGACGGAAGCACCGAGCAGATCACCGCACCGATCACTTTGGCGAACCTGACCGATCTCGGTGGCGCGACCACTGACGGCGCGGCTATTTCTTTCGAAATGCGCATTAACGGTCAGCCGACCTTAACCAACACCCCGGCGTAAACAGTCAGCCCCTCGCTTTCGGCGGGGGGCTTTTCTTTAAGGAGGTAAACAGATGTACGTTATTAAGACAAAAAAACACATTCAGGAACAGCTGAGACTGGAAAACGGAGCGGGCGAACCGCTGGAGCTTACCGTTGACCTGTGGATCAATGACGTTTTGCATCAGTATAACAAGCTTCGCCTGATGCTCGGCGAAGCACAGCACGAACTTCAGAACGATCCGCACTCCGAAAAGGCACAGGCTTCCTATGGAGCTGTACTGGTCGCTTTTTTAGAGCTGATCTTTGGGACCGAAAACGTGGAAAAGCTACTTGCTTTCTACGCCAACAGATACACCGACCTGCTGGAAGATGTCGCCCCGTTTATTGTCGAAGTGATCCAGCCGAAGGTCAACACCGCGATCCAGACAAAGGCGCAGAACCTCAAGAAAATGGCACAGAAAGCCCGAAAGGCGAGACGATGAAATTCTACCAGCCCCTGCCTGAAAATGTCGAATACAAGGGGAAAACTTACGCGGTAGACTTTTCCTTTTCGACGGTGCTGGCGGTGCTTGACGTTCTCGAGGATGAAGAAATGACCGCCGATCAGAGGGCGGGCGCAGCTCTTGACCTGCTGATCCGGCAAAAGCACCCAAACGAGCGGGAGCTTCTTGAGGCTGTTTTACTGCTGATTACTCCAAAGAAAAAACGTACAGCAAACGGACCGCCGAGCATGGATTTCTCGCAGGATTGGGAATACATCTATGCGGGATTCCGGCAAGCTTACGGGATCGACCTTTTCCGCGAAAATCTCCACTGGCTGGAATTTTCCGCGCTGGTCAAAAGCTTGCCAAAAGGGACCCGAATGCGGGAAATTATCGAAATCCGCGCTATGCCGGTTCCAAAACCGACAAAGCACAACGCGGAACAGATAGCCGCTATCCTGCGGGCAAAAACAGAGCACGCCCTTACCGCACGTCCTGCGAACCTGCAGAAAGGGCTGCAGAAACTTTATGAAACTCTAAAATCACAAGCGATAGGCAGGTGATTAAATGGCAAATGGACCTATTGAGGTCGGCGGTGTCAAGTATACTGTTGATCTCGATGATTCTGATCTCGATTCACAAATCCCAAAAACAGAAAAGAAAGTCGGCGGGCTAAAAGGCGCATTTTCCGCAGTCGGAAAGGTAGGCGGCGCAGCCATTAAAGGCCTTGGCGCGGCATGTGTGAGGCTGACCTCTGCCGCTGCCGCAAGCGTGGAAGCCGTTGCAAAAATGGGCGTGGAATATAATGCCCAAATGGAAGTTTACCAAACTTCTTTCGCCACTATGCTCGGAGATGCGGAAAAAGCGCAGGCTTTGACCGATAACCTCAAGACCCTTGCAGCAAAGACACCGTTAGCAATGACCGACCTCGCCGAAGCTTCCCAGACCCTTCTGGCGTTTGGAACTTCGGCGGAAGCTTTGCCGGATCAGCTGAAGCGGCTGGGAGATGTGGCACAGGGCAACGCCCAGAAGCTGGGCACGATGGCGACAGCATTTGGTCGAATCCAGTCGAACGGGCGAGCTTCTCTGGAAGAGATCAATATGATGATTGATCAGGGATTTAACCCCCTGAACATTATCGCAGAGCAAACAGGCGAGACCATGGAACAGGTGCGGGATCGTGTCTCAAAAGGACAGGTCTCTTTTGAAGAAATGTCCGAAGCCTTGCGCATCGCAACCGATGAGGGCGGGCAGTTCTACAACGCCATGGAAAACCAGAGCAAGACCTTTGAGGGACAAATGTCTACTCTGCAGGATAACCTTAGCGCACTTGCCGGGACCTTGACAAACGACCTTTTCGCAAGCCTTTCGCAGTCTGCCCTTCCGCAGGTCAATGCGTGGGTGGATGAGCTTCTCACCGCTGCGGAAAAAGGCGGCGTAGAGGGTGCGATCGATGCCGCTGGATCAATTCTTTCGGAAGCGATCACCGCGCTGCTTGATGCCGCGCCCGATATGCTCGATACCGCCCTGTCTTTGGTGGGGTCCTTCCTTGACGGTGTACAGGACAGCCTCCCGGATGTTCTGAACGGCGCGGAGGAGCTGCTCTGGACACTGGTGGATGGGCTTATTGATAAAGCCCCCCAGCTGCTCTCCACAGGCTTCCAGCTGATAGCCTCGCTGCTTAGCGGGTTTGGGCGATCTTTGCCCCAGATCATATCCAAAGCGGGCGAACTGGTCAACGCCATCATCGACTCGTTTTTCCAAATCAACTGGCTGCAGGTCGGTCGAGATGTAATCTGGGGAATCATCCAAGGTCTGGGTTCCCTTGGCGGTGCACTCTGGGATGCGGCTGCCCGAATTGGTGAAAACGTACTAAATGCGATTAAAGGCGTTTTTGATAGCCATAGCCCATCCAAAAAGGCGCGGGCTTTGGCGGCTACCGTTCCGCAGGGTATCGTTGCAGAATTTGACGAAGATACCACCGTCGAGAAAGCTTCTCACCGGCTGGGCAATAAGGTGCTTGACCCGCTTTTCCAAGATGTCGCGTACAACCTGCCGGACAGCTCCGGACTGGCGAAAGATTTGGCATATTCTTTTTCCGGCTCGGTCTCCGGCGGCGCACAGATCGAAGTCCCGCTGTACCTTGACGGGCGGGAAATTGCACGTGCTTCCGCATGGTACATGGGCGAGCAGCTAAGCTGGGAGGAAAGATAGATGAGCGAAACTCTTTACATCAACGGCATTTCTCTCGCTGATCTGGGCGCGGAAGGGATGCGGGAATATGCGGTCGGCGGTTCGCCGATCACAAACGACTTTTTTCAAGGCAGGAACCGGACGAGCTTCAACCTTTTAATGGCTTCTTTCGGTTTGAAACCGATTAAGTTTACCCTGGCATTTTCTGGCGCACACCGCCGCGAAGTCGTGCTGAAAAAGACCAAAGTGGACGGGCTCCTTTTTGGAAACCCCGAGATTTTCCTTCCTGACGGATTCTTTTACAGCTGCATCCTTGATGCAGTCGGAGATCTTGTTTGGGAAGGGCAGGAGGGAAACGAGTGGGTCGCAACGGTTGAATATTCCTTGAAAGGAATCCAGCATGATCCGCTCGAAGAAGTGACCGGCGGCGAAGTGTTCTGCCGCTCAACTACGCCCTTTACTGACTGCGTTCTCTCTGTCACCGCTTCGGCGGCGGCGGAGAGCTACCAGCTGGGCGGGGCTACGTTCCAGAACGTTCAGGCGGGCGAAAAGCTGACCTTTGACGGGATCAATAAAAGAGTGCTGAGAAACGGCGCACCGGCGGCGGCTAATGTTTATTTTATCAATTTCCCCCAGCTGACCCCCGGCGCGAACACCTTCACAGCAGCCGATCCGGTCACGGTGCAGTATTACCCCACTTATTTGTAGGAGGACACCATGCTTACACTTTACGCAAACGGGCAAGCTTACCCGTTAAATATGGATGACTACTATCTGCGGGAGCTGGCGAGCGGGCTGGATGAGGTTGTTTTTAACATCTCCATCCACGACCCCGTTTATCCTCTGATCGAGGAAGAGGCAAGCATCCGTGACCGAGACCAGCAGACCTACCTGATCAAGCAGATCGATGCTGGGAGCGATACCGCCAAAGTGGTCGCCCAGCTCGATCTGGACGATCTGCGGGCGGTGGTTTACCCGGCGATCAACGGCACTTACAGCATCGACCGAATTTTGCAGAATGTGGTCAACAATACGGAATGGACTTACGAGGATAAAAGCCAGATGAGCCAGACCGTCCGGCTCGACCTTATTGGCGTTACCCCCGTAGATATCGCCATCACGTTGGCAGAACTTCTCCCGGCGGCAGTGCGCTTTGACACGGTCAATAAGAAGCTGACCCTTTTAAATCCGAAGCTGAATGAACCCGTGGGGGCTTTCGCTACCACCGATTTGAACCTGCGGGCACTCAACTACAAGGGCAAATCAAACGGCTTTGCTACGCGGCTTTATGCCGCCGGTGCGGACGGTCTGACCTTTGCCGCGATCAACAACGGGAAGGAATACATCGACAACAACGAATATTCCGCCCGCATCGTGGCGGCATACTGGAAGGATGAGCGATACACCACACCGGAGAGCCTTTTGGCTGCGGCAGAGGAAAAGCTTGCACAAATGGCGATCCCTGCGCGGTCTTACGACTGTGACGTGGTCGATCTGAAAGCGACCAATCCGGGGCTGTATAACTTCCAAGACTTTTCCCTCTTTTCCGTAGTCAAATTGATCGACAAAAACCGGAATACGGCAATCAATCACCAAGTTGTTGAAAGATGGACCTATCCCTATTATCCCGAAAAAAACAAGGTGATTCTTTCCACATCGCCGCCGAAAATTCAGAACCAGATCACCCAGCTGACCCAAAGCATCACCAACCCCAACAGCCTTTTCCAGCAGCAACAGGCGGCAGCCATTGCGGGCGCGACCAACTGGATCACCGGCAACAATGGCGGGTATGTGATTTTTCGAAAAAATGACGATGGCGAGCCGTATGAAATCCTGATAATGGACACCGACAGCATCGAGACCGCCACAAAAGTCTGGCGTTGGAACAATGGCGGGCTTGGTTTCTCCTCAAATGGCTACAACGGACCCTATTCCACTGCCATCACGCAGGACGGCGCAATCGTTGCCGACTTTATCACAGCCGGGACCTTGAACGCCAACGTCATCAAAACTGGAATCCTGCAAGGAATTAACGGCGGTTCTTCGATTAACCTCGATACAGGAGAGGTTAACATCGAGGGGACAATGACCACAAAGGCAGACGATTCCGAGCAACATGTATTAATAGAAGGCACCCGTGTTTCCTTTAAATATGGCGACACTGTGGTCGGATATATTGGAGGCGAGCCCAACTGGTATAACCTCAAAATTCCCGCCAACTTTTCCTCCTTCCAAGTTAACTATGGTTCGTCCAACCCGACCCAAATTGTGGCGACTCTTGACCGTGATGGACTGGTGTTTGAGGATGTTAATACTGGTTTTGGAAAGTGGAGTTATACCCCCACGGGGATTGAAGTCAATGGCGAGTGGTTCACGCCAATTCGATTTGTGACAAACGACAACGAGACCGTGTATTTGCTCGGTCATTGGTAAAAAAGGGGTGATTTTTTTGCAAATTTATACAAAAATCGACCTTGACCTTCTCCGCCCGGCGGTGCAGGTTATTGTTAACGCCAAACAAAATGACAAGGCGAGCCGGTTCATCCAGGCGAACCTGTGGGAGGGCGGTCAGCCCTTCGCACCGGGCTCCGTTCTGGCGACTTTTCGGGTATTGAAGCCGGACGGCACTGCCGCTTTTTATGACACCAACGAAAACGGCGACCCTGCAATCGTTATCGATGGCAATATTGCCACCATTGAACTGGTCGAACAGGTGTTGACAGTTCCCGGCGATGTGGCGGCGGAGCTGAATCTTTACACCGCCGGCGGCGAAAAGCTGACCTCGTTCACTTTTGTCATCCGCGTCCAAACTTCTGTACTGAATGATGCGGAAATTTCTTCCTCTGATTACTTCAACGTTCTGACAAACACCCTGACACAGGCGCAAGCGGCGGCAGACAGGGCAGAGGCGGCGGCAGACAGGGCAGAGGATTTGTCCGAAGGGGTTGTAAGATCGATTAATGGACAGACCCCCGACAGCTCTGGCGCGGTGTCTATCGACGTGGGCGTTCTCACTGTCAACGGGCAGTCTCCGGACGGCGACGGCAATGTCAACGTGCAGGCGGGGGTCACCTCCGTCTTTGGCAGAGAGGGCGCAGTAACGGCGCAGCCCGGCGACTACAACATCAGCCAGATCACCGGTGCGGTCCGTCCCAACCTTTTGGACAACTGGTATTTCGGCAATCCCGTCAACCAGCGGGGAGAGACGGAATACACGGGAATTACCTATGGCATTGACCGATGGCAGGGAGCAACATCAGACACGGTGGTGACCGTTCAAAATGGCAGTGTTGCGATCACAGGACAGGTTTACCAGAAAAGTGAAATCCCTTTTGATAATTTAGCGGGCAAAACGGTGACCCTTTCGGCGATGGAAGCGGACGGAACCTTACACAATATCATTTGTATTATTCCGACCACAAAACCGACAGCGTATTCGACGATTCAAGATACCGAAAAACTGCGCTTTGCATTTGACGGCACCTATTTCCGATCGCAGCTGAAAAGCGGGGCTTTTGTCGCCGCAAAACTCGAACTGGGCGAAGGTCAGACCCTTGCCCATCAGGATGAAAACGAAAACTGGGTGCTCAATGGAATTCCAAATTATGCCGAAGAGTTGGCAAAATGTCAGCGGTACTTCATTCGACTGTCCGGCAATTATGACAGCAACGGCGATTTTGTGGCCATTGGTTTTAATAATAGCACAAATCAGATGCGCGCGTTGGTTACTCTACCAGCAACGATGCGGGCAAAGCCTGTGTGTGCGTTTTACAACATCGTAGATAAAGACGGCGCAAATATCACATTGAATTATTTGGGTTGGGGTGCTGGTGGCAGCGACAGATATACTCTTGTGTGTACGATGGAAACAGCAAGAACCGCAAACGAAATTAATGCCGTACGCTTTGGGGCGAACGGCTACATCGATTTTGATGCCAACTTATAAGGAGGGGCGGAGATGGAATTTTATAATAAACACTATATTCTCCTTGACGAAGAAAGCCGCATCGTTGACGGCTGGTCGGATGGCCCGCTGGCAGGAAAAGACACTGAGGGCGCGATCTGCATCAACGAGCAGGGCGGCTATCAGTTTCGGTTGTTCCCCGATGGCGAGGAAAATCCTGCGCTGATCGACAGTGACGGCGTGCATCTGTGGAAGTGGGCAGGGGAAGTGCTGCCCACCGCCGAAGAGGAGCGCACCGCCGAGCGGGATTCTTTTCCGCAGCCGGAGCCCGAGCCTGATGTTTGGGCTGAAATGGCAGCCGCCTACCAGAGAGGGGTGAATGAGGCTTGACTGACAAGGATTTTGTTTTAGGCATTTTTAAAGAGCAAGGAAAAACCGATGCCAAAGACCTTCGCGCCCGTTCCCCTCAGCTGAGCGGGACAGAGCTGATCGAGGAGGAATCGAAAATCCCCGCTTTCGATCCGACAAAAGACTATTCCGGATGGAATGCGGGCAACCCCGTGACCGATGAGGGACAGGTCTGGACCCTGCTTCAGCCGCACAACGCGGCAGCTTACACCGGCAGACCTTCGTCCCTGCGTGCGCTGTGGGGACTGGCGCATACTAAAAACCCCGAAAAGGCAAAGCCGTGGGTCGATCCTTACGGCACAAGCGGGATGTACATGACGGATGAGTGCTACCGATCCGATGACGGCAGAGTGTTCCGCGCCCTGCAGGATAATCTTGTCCATGATGCGGAGGCGTTCCCATCCGGATGGGTGGAGGTGTAACCGATGGGCGAATTTCTTTCGAGAAACGAACACACAGAATTTGCGCTCCGCATGGAGGACGAACACCGCCGCCAGAACCACCGGATCACTACCCTCGAAGAAGAAGTGAAAGCTTTGCGGGACCTTGCCGCTTCAGTCAAAGACCTCGCAGAGAACATGAAAGGAATGCTGATTGAACAGCAAAAGCAGGGCGACCGGCTGGACAAGCTGGAAAAAGCGCCGCTTGAAAACTGGCGGACAATTCTCCGCGGTGCGCTGACCTCCATCGGGTCCGCGCTTGCAGGTGCGCTGATCGCTGGCGCGGTGTTCTTTTTGACAAAATAGGAGGAATAAAAAATGAGCAATTTAAAAAACTGGATCAAAGCGGCGGGAATCCGCGCTATCAAAACCGTAGCGCAGACCGCTGCTGCTACCATCGGCACCGCAGCCGCCATGGGAGAGGTTGACTGGGTATTGGTTGGCTCCGCCGCTGCGCTGGCTGGCGTGCTTTCGCTGCTTACCAGCATTGCAGGACTGCCCGAGCTGAACGCAAACAACGCATACCTTAACCAGTAGGGGGCGGGGAAATGGCGCAGAAGCTTATTCTTCCCCTTAACAGGTGCAATGTTAACGCAGGCTACAAAACACCCGCCTACGTCAAAAGCTGGGGCTTTTCGCACTATGGCGTAGACCTCGGCAACCCGGACAAAAAGCGGACCATCTATTCCCCCGGCGATGGCACCGTTATAGCTTGCGGAATGGACGGCCTGACCGCAAAGACCCGCCTCGGCAACTGTATCGTTCTGGTTTTCCCGGATGTGGAAAGACCGGACGGCACAGTCGGCGGTCTGGCGTGTAGGCTGTTCCATCTGGAAAGCATTGCCGTCACCGCCGGTCAGCAGGTCAAGCGCGGGGACGTCCTCGGCGAATACGGCAGCACCGGGGCAAACAGCTCCGGACCGCATCTGCACATCGAGTTCGACGCCGACACCAAATACCCGCAGCACGCCGTGGGCATTGCATCAAGCGGGCGGATCATCAAAAAGGGATCGGTAGATTCCACCCTCGACCCGTCAAAAGTTTGGTTCCTGGGCGAAGGTCAGCAGCTGTTTGACGGCTGGGACGGAACCGCCACCGGCAGCGGGGTGAAATCTGGATGGATCAACGCCCACGATCTGACAGTCCCGCCTCTGCCCAAAGAAGATGCAGCGGATTATAAAGCTTTATATGAGCAGGAGAAATCCCTGCGGTCTGCCGCCGAGGATCAGCTGGTTGATATCAAAGCAGCACTTGCAGACGTGGTAAACCGGCTGCAGAAAATTGTATAAAAGCAAAAAAAGAAAAGGTTTTATCGAGGATATTCGGTAAGACCTTTTCTTTTTGCATAAATTATGGTAAAATGGCGAAAAAACACCGAAAGAGATGATAGTGGTGGCGAAAGAGAAACTAACATTACAGGGAATGATCGACGATATGAAATCGAAAGGGATTCTCTTTACAATCACTTCAGAAGAAGAGGCAAAAGAGTTTTTAGAGAAAAGTAATTACTATTTCAAGTTGAAAGCGTATTGCAAAAATTATACGAAAAGAGACAACGGCGAGGGAAAGGAGTTATACTACAACCTTGAGTTCGCGTATTTAAAAGAGCTATCGACAATCGACTCCCTGCTACGGAAGCAGATTATAAAAATGACTTTGGATATAGAACACTTTTTGAAAGTGCGCCTACTTAAAGATATTGCGGAAAACGACCGGGAAGATGGATATAATATTGTCGCCCTGTTGCTAAAAAACAATCCAACCCTGCAGGCGGAAATAATTAAAAAAGGACAAAATTCTGTTTGCGCAGAACTTGTCAAGAAATATCAAAATGATTTTGCTGTATGGAATATAGCAGAAGTTTTAACCTTTGGAGAGTTAATAGAATTATATAAATTATATTACGCACTTTACCCGACAGACAAAACGAATGAGAGAGTCATTAACGGATTGTTGCAAGTGAAATTTTTGAGAAACGCAGCGGCACACAACAACTGTCTTCTTAATAAACTTTCATCTCCGTATTATCGCGAAATTTCCGTTAACCAATATGTAAATCGTCTCGTTTCGGGGATAAAAAGCATTTCGACGGGTACCCTACAAAAGAAGATGAAGAATCCTGTTGTTCATGATTTTGTGGTGATGCTATTTGTGTACCAAACAGTTTGCAGCAAGAAAACGGTTTATTATGGAATGCAGGAAACATTATCCCTATTCGAAAAGAGAATGGTGAAGCACAAAGACTACTTCTCTAAGAATAGTATTATAGAAACAACATATAAATTTGCATATGATGTTGTGAAATTTTTTGCAAAAAATAACGAATTGTAGAATTTGGGCTTGCTTTTTTGAACACTAAAGAATATACTAACGATATGGAACAAAAAACAGAACATGTTTTTTAGGGGGACTTGTGCTTGCACAGTCCCCTATTTTTTATTTCTGTATAAATATGATCCCAACAAATATTTGAGCAGCAAGGGAAGTGTTGTATGTATTGGATGCACACTTACAAGCGAGACAATAACCCATTTTGTAACCCACTTTTTCTCCTAAAGCGGAATTTTTGCGGAAAAACGAATTTTTAAAAGTGCCAAAAAACCGCATAAAATAGCCATTTCTGGAATGTTCGCCAGAAATGAATATTTTTGAACTTTGGTTCAAGTCCTACTGCCCCTGCCATAAAAAAGAGAGGTCAACGACCTCTCTTTTTTCTTTGTCGAAGCAAAAACCGGAAACGGGAGCGGATTCTAACGTAGAATGGGGAAAAGGTGCGATCCGGGTCGAAAAATCATACGGTACGGTCGCCCGTTGACGATCCTTTTCCGTTTCAGTCGTTTTCTTTCATGATGTCCCGCCCGCAATCGAAGGAAGCTTCTTCGCCGAAAAAGTCCCGCAGCGCCTGCAGATAGCCCTTGGGGTCCACCGCAAAGGCAAGACCGTGCCCCGCCTTGGGGATGGTCACCAGCGCCTTTTTGGGCGCCTGACAGACTTCGTACAGCTGACGGCTCATTTCACAGGGAACGTAGGCATCGTCCTCGCCGTGGAAGAGGATCACCGGTACCTGTATTTTTTCCATCGCCTGCATTGCCGAGGACTCATTGGGGTCAAAGCCGCCGAACAGGATCGCGCCCATCCGGACAAAGGGCCAGCAGAGACGGGGCGGCAGACCCATGTCGGCGATGACCTTTTCCATAATAGCCCGGGGAGACGAAAAGCCGCAGTCGGCCAGCACACCGATGACATTGTGGGGCAGGGGGTTGCCCGCCGCAGTCAGAACGGTGGAAGCGCCCATGGAAATGCCGCAGAGGATGATCTTGCAATCCGGTCCGAACCGGTCGATGACCGCTTCGATCCATTGCAGACAGTCACGGCTTTCCCGGATGCCGAAGGTGATCACATGCCCGTCGCTGGCGGCACTTGCCCGCTGATCCACGATCAGTGCGCTGCGCCCCAGCAAAAAACAGCGGCGCACCCCGCCGGACAGGTCCCGCTCGCCGCATCCCCGATAGCCGTGGAACATCAGCTCGATGGGTGCGCCGGGCGCGTATTCGTAAAAGGTCCCCCGCAGGATCAGCCCATCGTGGGAGATGATCTGCATCTTTTCCTGCGGCATCTTCCGGATGGCTTTGAGCCAGCCCTCCATCACCGGACGGTACGGCTCGTAGATTTCTCCTTCAGGGATGGGATATTCATCTTTTACGGTCTTTTGCCTTTTGGTCGCCAGAAAAGCTTTACGGTAGCACAAATAGCAAATCAGGATGAAAAGTCCCGCAAGAGCGGCGAAAACCCAGAACAGGACCTGCAGAAACGGCATGGAAAAGACTCCTTTTTGTTGTTTTTTCCATTTTACACCGATCGAAAGGTTTTTGCAACGAAGCGGGCAGGAACCCCGATATTTCTTGCCTTTTCGACCGCCATCGTTTACAATAATTGTGAGGAGTGTGAACCATGGATATTGCGGTAAATTATAAAAACAATCGCCGGTATAAAACG